TGATGCTTCCGGGATAAAGACAAATCGCTTTGGAAGCATATGGAATCGACTTGGTAATCAAATTTCAAGAATCCTTGGAAGAATGAAGAGAGGGTTTGGCAACGCAGACGGTTCCTCAAGAAGGTTTTTTGGAAGAATGAATCGTGACACACGTCGGTCCACCCGAGGATTATTAGGCCTTAATCGTGCGTTAACCAGTATAGGTCGTAGATTGATTGTGTTCGGATTAATGTATCGTGGAATATCTGCTTTGGGCAGCTATATGCTAAAAGCACTGAAAACGAATGATCAATTTGCCAATAGCTTGAACCAAATCAAAGTAAATCTAGCAACTGCTTTTTATCCTATTTTTACCAGAGCCCTCCCAGCTATTAATGCTTTAATGGCCGGGATCGCAAAGGTCACAGGCTACATTGCTTCTTTCATTGCGACGATTTTTGGAACGACATATTCTGCCGCTAAACAGGGTGCAGAGGATATGCATGATGCAATTGGAGACATGGATAATGCTGCCAACAAAGCAAAGAAGCTACAGCAGCAACTAGCTGGTTTTGATGAAATCAACACATTGAATTTTAGTCAAGATGATGATGACGATTCTTCTGGGGGAATAAATTGGAATGTTCCTGAGGTCCAAACACCGGAATGGCTTTCAAATTTTGCAAGAGAATTTGCTGATATCATGTCACGTTTGTTCGATCCCATCCAAAAAGCATGGGATGCACAAGGTAAACGTGTCATGGATGCCTTTAAATACAGCTTAGGGGAGATTTGGGGACTTACAAAAGAAAT